GCTTGTCACTTGTCATTGAGTTTGCCTTTCATTCCGCCTCTGTCTTTCGCGCCCTGAGTCATAGACCTGAGCCAATCAAGGTTTTGTAGTTCGACCACAGCATTTGAGAGCACTATTAGTTGCTCAAAATCACCAGCGTTACACAGAAACGCTACATCTTTAATCGGCGTCTTCATGTGCAAGCAATGAGTTTCCTTCGGCCATTGAGAAACAGGCTCCAGTAGTTCACCGATCCACCAATCGCGGTCCATGTCCATAACGGCGGAGGCGATACGTTTGCATTTGTGTGGTGGCTGGAGCATGCCGGCAAGCGCCCCGTCAATAATTTCTTCGCTCGTCTGAGGACCACCTTGAGCAATCTCGTTACAGATTGCTTCACATGCCCGTCTAGCCTGCTCGCTCATCGCTTCAGCTACCGTCCTTTCACTACCACCACCTCAACCGCAATTAACCAATCCGCACAATCACTGTAATCATCGTGGCACTCAACACATCTGAAACAGCCTCCGCAGACGTTTAGAGTTGATCTACACTTCTCACAGACCGCGTGTGGACAATCGACTACCAAGATCCCGTCAATGGGACAAGTTGTGGTTTGCTGCTTGAGGCTGTCCGTCATCGTCTACCGCCTTTCACTTCGCGCTGCGTCAGCGATTGCAGTGTCTCAAGTTGTTCGGCGTTAAGAACGCGGGTCATCACTTAACCTCCATACGGGACTCCGCCTGTTTCTTCGCAAGCGCTTTCAGTCTGCGCAACTGCGCAAAGTCTTTACCCGTCAATTTCGGAGTCTTTGTCGGCCCTATCTTGGCCCAACTGTTGAGTGCGTGTTGGATGACTTCTGCTGCATGCGCAGAACGCGCTGTACAATAGACTGGTCCATGTGATGACTTCTCACGGTCTATAACTTTCTTGCCCTCGCGGTAAAAGCGTTGTTCGGAATGTTTGGTCATGGTTTCAGTCTCTCGTACAGTGCGCGAGCGCGTTGACAGTGCTCAAAATGCGGCGCGTCGTCTTCTGAGTCGCACCAACAGTCAGCCGTACCATAAAATCCGCGTATTCCTTCCAGCACTTCGCGAACTTCTGCAAGTTGGGCATCGGCCTCTCTTATCGCGCCCTGAACGGAAACTCCTTGAACCACGTGGGCCAGTTGTGTCGCAAACTCACTTGCCATCAGCGTTGCTCCCCTTCCTGCGCCTCACAGTGGCGACGGATGGCTGCGGGTAAATCCGGCATCGGCATCCAGTGACTAAAACTGTTTCCGTAATCGCTAGAGTAAGTACCCCAACTCATTCGACAATCTGGTTCGTTTGGACAGTCGCAGTGTCGTGATAAATGTTCGTGGACGCGACAGCCCCAATGGGCCATGATTACATTCGTCCCATTGAGAGCACCTGAATTCCAATGCCACACAAGCAGCACGGTAGTCCCGTCCTTCGGCGCACTCTCAATCGGCTGCCACGCCTCTGCCCGCACTTCTGATTCGCGCTGGCGCAGGGCGGTCGCTGCCACTCGCAACCCGGCGTCCATTCCATGCGGCTCACGCTGGAGTGCGAGAGTGCGGGCGCATACGGCATCCACGAAGTCGCAGCGTTCTTGATTAACCATATCCTCAGTGACTTCCGGGTTGTCGCCTTCATCGTACAATTCCCACCAACCCGAGAATGAACCTTTATCGATCACGTCGTAGATCGCCGCTCGCACCGTCGTTAACGAAGCGAAAGTTTGATCCTGTCTGATGGCGGTTAGGATGCGATGGTTGACTCCTGGATCAAGCTTGTCTCCTGTCGCGGTCCGATGCTGCGGGCAGTCGCAATCCTCAGCCATCGCGGCGTGGACGCGAGCAATCAACTGCTCCGTTTCCTGTTCGTTTGAGCTATCACCGCGTTCGCGGCATTGCCCTGCTACGGCTTCGGAATCGCCGCTGGGGACGCTTTTAGTGCTGGGGACGGCGTCGGATACCCCTCGCGACTCTTGAAGTGCCTCTACGGTATTGGCAAATCGGCACATTTCGCAGTTGCAGGTGGTACTGTCGTGGATTTTAGTGGTCACCGTTGTGTTCCCTTACCAATCTTCGGTTAATTCCGCCGTGCTCTCGTATTCATCTCGCCTAACTGCTTCGATTACTGTCTGAAATAGCTCCTTGCGTGATAGCGATAGCCCATCGAAGTGCGTCTTGCTGTTCGTTAGCCAGCGCTCTTCGTCGTAGTTACCGTAATGCAACCAGAGCATTCCTTCATACACCCAAACTTCGTGATCCCAGCCCTTGCCGCGCTCAAACCCAAGGTCTTTCAGTAGTTCCCTGTCTAATGTCTCGCTCATCCTTCGTGCTCCTTGGTGGTGGTCGTCAGCTTAATCGCTTCTAGTAACTCGTAGACCAGCGGCACGTAACAACCTGCTTTATGATCGTCGTAAGCACCGTCGCAAACTTTGCATTCGATCAGCGGCGGATAGGCGTTCGGGTCGTATTCGTTGTTGTGCGGAATTGCCGCCTGTAGCTCCATTTCGATTTCGGTTATTCGTGTCGCGTTCATCCCTTCTCATCCACTCCTTTTTCAACTGGTGTGCGTCAGCTGAATATCACTGGTTCTTTGCGCTCAGCGGCTAATCGCAGTCCGCGAATAAACCTCAAAGTTGCGGGACGTATCTCGTCGTAAATTCCCCGTTCCGGCATTTGATCTAGTAGCCCTTCAAGCGCATCAGCCAGTGGCCCGCAAACTTCTGCCGGAATGTCGCCGTCGCAGTCTGAATGATTCATTAGTACGTTAATTGGCACAGCCTGATCGTCATAGTGACCCTCAGCCCATGCTCGTTTAAGTGCTTCCGTCGTTGCTCCCATATCCGAGATTAACCTTGCTGCCTTGTCGCCACTCTCGGCCCGCTTTGTCATTACGAACAGGTTGATCCACTGTCGCCAGCGCATGAATTGAGAATATGGCCCATGCCAGCATTCATGTGTCGTATCAAGTCCCATCACTCAACCTCTCCTCTCTCATCTCGGTTCCTGACGCGGGGGAGTGCGTAGTGTTATTCATCAACGTATTCGTAGCGTCCGTCTGGTTGCGGCTTCGGCCCAGCGAGCGCACGGTGCCATCATGACAGCCGACATAAGCGTTGCAGGGCGAGCATGAGTAGAACAATCTTTCGTGCAGCCACGGAAGGTGCGGATAGACTACCGCTCCGGTGACAAGCTCTACGTCGTGGTTGCAGTAAGGGCACTTCATTTGGTTCTCTCCAGCCATCGCAGCAATCGTCTCCACCACGGAATCTCCACACTCGTATCCAGCGTGATCATCCGCTTCAACTTCGCTGTCGTCTCCTCGTCCACGGGAAACCTCATAGATTGCTTAGTCTGATAAGTGCGAGTCTCAATCTGATCGTTGATGGTTAGCGTTAGGCGTTTGGGGAAAGGAGGGATCATTGGTTGCAGTTCCTTTCAGTCGTAGATTCTCAGTTCCAACGGTAAGCGCAATGATTGTCCGTCGATTTCACTTACGGGCGACAGAAACGCCTTACAACACTGAGCGCACCAACCGCCTTTTGGTTTGCATTCGTTGGCACTTCCAACAACGATAAGATTCAGTTCTGGTCGTGTGAAAGCCTCGCAGTCGAAGCCGAAATAGTAAATCATTGTTGTCGTTCATCTCTCGACTCCGCCGGTCTAGTAGGTGTGTTCTCTAGCATTGAGCTAAGTAAGGACCACATTGCATTGGCGCAATCGGGACACAGACGCATACTCTGATGATTGAATAGGATATTAGCTACCGTTCCCGTTGTGGCGCACACTGAGCATCGGCCATCCCGTTCAGATTTTGTCCAGTAGCCTCTAATATTGCTCATCTCGCTCCCCCTCCCGGCCCACAGCAGCGAGGGCGGCGCGAGCGCGTACAAACGCAGGCGGCATCAGTCCCTTGCCGTAAGCGTCCTCTACGGTGCCGACAAAGCCTCGCGATTGCTGCCAGAGCAAAGTTGAGATTTCGGCTTCAAAGAGGGCATCTTTGAGCGCCGCCACGAGTAACGGCACCACGTTGTGCTCGTTAACGATTCGGGTAAGGTTCGTGCGACTTGCCTGGTCTTCCGGCGCGTGAGCGGCTACGTCCTGTACCTCAATCGTGATAGTTACCCTGTATGTATTCATCGTCTCGTCTCCTCGCGTTGTGTCGTTCGTTGTTACTAGAGGACTTCTAAGATAATCTCATCCATCTTCACTAAATCACGATAGAATGGCGTACCGTAGTTTCTGATTTCACCGTTAATCCGATAGACCGGACGGAAATAGCAAGTGCCCCTGGCGATTCGCGTTACGACAAATTCTTGTGCCGTGTCTCGAACCGGAAGTTCCCTGTACTGCGCGAAAGAGAATGCCGGACTCTTCCATGTTTTATGAAGGAAGCGAAAACCTTTAGTGATCACTTGTGTGCCAGTTGTCGTGTCCGTCTTTGTCATCGTGAGAGGGACTATACTCGACAATTTGACACCTGTCAATGATTTATTTTACCTGTTGACAAATTATTTTTAAGCATGTAACTTATCCGGGAAATGAGTGAGATACTAACAGTGACAGAAGCCGCGGAAATCAAAGGTGTATCGCGACAGGCGATTTACACTGCCATTGAAACCGGAAAGTTAAAGGCGACTTCGACTAACGTCACGGTAGTCGGTATCAAGCGCAGTGAGCTGGATAAGTTTCAGCCGAACGAGCGCAGTGTGAAGAATGCGGGCAGACCACGAAGAGAGGCGAGATGAGCACAGAGCGCAACATCGACACCAAGCGCGAACGGCGATTAGCCCGCAACGAAGGCATCCGGCAGCGCAACAAGGTGAAGGCACTGGGGAATGAGCAGAAGCCACGACCGTTCATGGTCACAGTAGTAATGAATCCGAGTCACCGGAGCAATGAAGGATGAGCGAGAGAGTGTCCACAACTCAGGCGATTGCTAATGCCGTTGGCGGTAGCTGGCGCTATAATCGTCAGTCGCGGCAATGGCAGTGCTCAGACGGATCGGTAGCGCATTGGGTTTGGTCTTGTTTCTCATATTGTGATGAAGATAACTGCGGCCATCCGCCCGAGTTATGGCTGTACGGACGTGGAACTCCGCAGAGGCTGGTGCTCGCCCCCAACCACAGGAGCAGGAACGATGAGTGAGGGTGTGGTATCCTGACCCCGCAATGGAAGGACTCACCGGAAAACAACAAGCTTTCATTAACGCTTACCTGTCAAACGGGTTCAACGCTACTGAGGCAGCGCGTGAGGCGGGATATGAGGGTAATGATAACGTGCTAGGTGTGACAGGCCATGAAAACCTAAGGAATCCTAAGATAGCATCTATCGTACAGGAACGGTTAAACGAAGCCGCAATGTCAGCCAATGAAGTGCTAGCAAGGCTGTCTAAGATCGCTCGTGGTGAAGTAACAGACTTCCTTGACGAAGATGGTAAGTTTGATTTGAAGACTGCGAGAAAGCTGCAAAGGGCAGGGCTGCTCAAGAAGATCAAAAGCAAGCGAACTTCGAAACAGGTTGACACGGTAACCGAAGGCGACGGAAAAGATTGTGAGACGCTGGAAACTTCCCTTGTGTATGAGGAGGTAGAGTTTGAGTTGTACAGTGCCCACGAAGCTCTACGAGATCTCGGGAAATACCATAAACTCTTGAGTGATCGCCAGGAAATCAGCGGCGTCAACGGTGGCCCAATTCAAGTCAGCGTGGTGTATGAAACCCCAAAATGATTGCTCGTTCTGTTACCGTCAAACTTCCTTTACCTCATCCTAAACAAGCCCAGTTCGTAGACAGTACCGCTAAACGTATCGTGGTCCGTGCCGGGAGACGTGGTGGAAAGACCGTAGGTGTGGCTGTTCGTGCGGTAAAACGATTCCTTGCTGGTAGGCGACAACTCTACGCAGCTCCAACGGCAGAGCAGATCGGACGATTTTGGGTAACGGTATGTCGTGCGCTTCATGAGCCAATTGAGGCAGGAGTCTTTCGCAAGAATGAGAGCGAGCATACGATTGAGCTGGTTGGCACGGAGCAGCGCATCAAGGCTAAAACAGCTTGGAACGCTGACACCTTACGCGGGGATTATGCTGACGACCTTTACCTTGACGAGTGGCAGTTGATGAACGAGGAAGCATGGGAAGTTGTGGGCGCTCCGATGCTGCTCGATAATAACGGGGATGCAGTATTCATCTACACGCCGCCAAGTCTCCGGTCACGCAGTGTTAGCAAGGCAAACGATCCGCAGCACGCAGCTAAACTCTACAAGAAGGCCGAAGTGAGATCTAAGCAGGGTGACAGATGGGCAACGTTTCACTTCACCTCGCACGACAACCCGCACATCAGCCAAGAGGCGCTAAGTGAAATTACTTCCGATATGACCGCGCTATCCTACCGTATGGAAATCAAAGCGGAGGATATTGACGAAGCACCCGGAGCATTGTGGAAACGAGATTTAGTGGAGCAGTTACGGGTTGATGCGGGACCGGACTTAGATAGAATCGTGGTAGCCGTTGATCCTTCAGCATCATCAACCGGAGACGAGGCGGGTATTGTTACAGCCGGGAAGCTGGTAAATGTTGGCTACGTGTTGGCTGATAACTCCGTACAAGGCTCGCCTAAAACATGGGCTACGGCAGCAGTCAATGCTTATAGACGCCATAAAGCTGACTGTATTGTAGCTGAGGCTAATAACGGCGGGGAGATGGTCTCGCTAACAATTTCCACTGTAGATCCAAACATCCGTGTTAAATTAGTGCACGCCTCGCGGGGAAAGCAGACGCGAGCAGAGCCGATTGCCAGCGTTTACGAACACGGCAGGGCACATCACGTTGGTTCATTCCCGCAGTTAGAGGATGAAATGTGTCTGTGGACGCCGGGAGATCCAAGCCCAAATAGAATGGATGCGTTAGTTTGGGCAATGACGGAGTTAGGTTTAGCGCAGGCCTCAAGGGAACTGGAGATGTTCTAAATGGCTGAATTCAGTCTCATTAACCGTATCTCCAAAGCTTATCGTGCTTTAACCGAGCAGAAAGCCGCATCTCCTGCCCCTGACTTCGCTCAGGCTAACTCTTACGATAACTTCCCTGACTATCGTTTCCGCTGGAATCATTGGAATCCACCTGCAACTGTAGATTATAAGCGCGAAGTAGGCAATCTCGACGGTCACTCCCTTGTCGCCTGCGTGTTCAACTACACCGGTACGAGATTACCTGAGGCTAAACCCGTCATCAAGCGCACGAACCAAAACGGCGACATTAAGACCGAGCCTAACCATCCCCTCGCCCAACTCATCCGTCGCCCAAACAAGCACCACATATGGGCCAACTACTCGCAGGCAGCCTCAATCGACTGGTGGATCGACGGTGGAGTCAGGTTCAAGAAGGTGCGCGATGTAGGCGGGCAGCTAATCGAACTGTGGCACATTCCCCACTACATGATCCGTCCACGCTGGCCGGGGGACGGAGGTACACCCGAGGTTCCACGTGAAACGTCGCTCGATCCCTTCCTCTCTCACTATCAGTTCGATGTCCCTGGCAAGGCTCCGGTGCTGTGGCCCGCGGCTGACGTACTGCACCTCAAACGCGGTCCTTTAGGCGAGAATCGGCGCACTCGACAACCCTTCGCGCCGCTTGTCGAGGAACTCTACGGCGACAATAAAATGGCGCGGTTTACGGCAGCGATTATGAACAACATGGGCATTCAGGTGCCAGTGATCTCGCCAAAAGACAAGGAGGTGCGGGTAGACGCGACGAAAGCCGCGGCGATGAAAGAGGGCTGGATGCGGAAGACGACGGGCGATCGGGCAGGGGAGCCGATCGTGCTGAGCGAGCCGATTGATTTTGAGAAGGTTGGATTTAGCCCACAGGAGTTAGACTTATCGGCACTTAGGCTGATTCCCGAGTCGCGAGTGGCGGCAGTGTTGCAGATACCGGCCCCAACGCTGGGGCTGCTTGTGGGCTTGCAGAATGGCACTTCTTACGCATCTTCTGAGCAGGCACGGCAACAGGGTTACGAGGAAGTAATCATTCCCATCCAAAGCGTTTGGGAAGAAGAGATCAACTGGCAGCTAAAGCCGGAATTCTCGGACTTAACTGAAGGTGATCAATTTTGGTTTGATACAACGAACGTCCGCGTACTGGAAGAAGACAAGGACGCCTTGGTCAAGCGCGAATCGGAAGTCTTTCGCTCCGGCGCAAGCACGATTGACCAATTCTACACCGCAATAGGTAAGAAAACCCTAGGCGCACCTCTCGGAGACATCCGCATGGTGCCGGGAATAGCGTCGCCTATGTCACCGGAGCGATTGATTAAGATAGCAACCAAGCCGCCTGAGGAGCCGCCGCTGACTGCGCCCGTAGATCCGATTCAGGAAGCTGCGAAGATGGCTGATATCGACCGTCAGATTGCTTATCTCAATGAACAGGCCGAGAGGTTCATGCGAAATGCCGACTCTCGCTGACAAGCTAAACCAGCTCAAGCGTGACGTGGTTACGGCGGCGCGGCTGGCTGAGTTTTGGGATAAGCAGATTCACACGCATGGTGAGCATAAAGCCGAAGCATTCTACCTCTCGCTTGGACTGAACCACATTGAGCGTAAGGGCGTCGAATGGGAAGGACTCGTCCTCTCCCGCGAACCTAAAGAGCACGAGAAGTTCTGTGTCAAAGGAATCGCCAACGCCCAGGAATCAGCAAAGGAATCCATCGGCAAAATACTCCTCGACTTGCGTGAAGAATTGATCGCAGACGGTCTCAAAGGTATCAAGAGACTGAAGCCTGCTACGTTCCACGAATTAACCTTGCAAGCCTCCAAAGAATCCCGCTCAGACCTAAGGGACCGTTTGATTAAAGTTCATAAGCAAGGGCGACTACTTGTCGCTGCTGAATTGGGCCGAAAAGAAGCCGTGCCAGATGATGATGACTTTGACGATCTCGACATGCTTACAGACTTAACCGGATCTCGGGTGGCGAATGATGTTCAGTCACGGATTATCGACGCTGCAGCGAGACATGCCCTGTTGGGACAAATCAGAGAGGGCTTAATCAGTGCGGTCGCGAACGAGATCAACGCGGGCTCTGTAACGTACATCGATCGCTCCGCACGAGGTTTAGCAAACAAGGTAATCAATATCGGCAGAAGTGACGAAGCCGAAAGCAGATCGGATGAATGGGATCGCGTGGAATACTCGGCACTGCTTGACGCTAACGTGTGCGATCCTTGCGCGGCAGAAGACGGAAAGACCGCAAGCAATGAAGATGATCTCGAGCCCGCGCCGAATCCCGAGTGTTTAGGCGGCGACCTATGTAGATGTTTCCACGTCTGGATAAACCAATGAAGAAAAATATGAACGTAAGTAAACGCCAATTTCTAAAACTGTTGCCGCTCGCCGCTCTGAGCGCAACCGCTGTAAAGGTGAACGGTCAAGATGCCAAAGCAATCGAGCTTTCGCCTGAAAAGAAATATCTATTCGTGTTTCCTGATGCCTCGGACCAAGAAATACAAGCGGCGGCTAAGGTTCTCCGCGAGCGCCACCACATGGACGCTCTGGTAACGAATAGTGAGCATCTCGCAGTCTACGAACTTCAATGAACTGGCAGTTCTTTGACAAGCGTGTTTGCCTAACAAACGATCCTGTTGAATGGCAGATCGCACAAGCTGAGTTCAATCGTGTTGGCTTGGAAGCAGAGAAATACCAGGCAGTGAAAGAGATTGGCCCACACCAAAGCTTTTCACATTCAGAGCGGAACATACTTCTTGAGTTCCTGCACTCAGACGCTGAAAGACTTTTGCACCTAGAGGATGATTGCGTATTTCGTGATCTCGGATTGCTGCCTGCGGCGCTACTTCAACTCCCCGAGGATTGGGACATTGTTTACCTCGGAGCAAACCTCGTTTTGTGGAACAATGGTGAGCCGTGGCCCGAGCGATACTCAGAGCATTTATTTCGCGTTAAATGTGCATGGACCACACACGCAATCGGGTACAATAAGAAGTGTGTAAGACGGATACTTGAGAAGCAGCCAGAGTTCTCAGTGCAGATGTTCGACAACTATTTATCAACGGTGCTGCCACATTTGAATGCTTATTGTGTAGCGCCAATGGTTGCGTATCAAAGAGCGCGACACAGTACAATATGGAATCGACATGATGACTACACGCCCATATTTGAGGCGAGCGAGGCGAGGTTGAAATGATGATTGCTGTGTATGCTCTCGTGAGCATGTTTCTTTTAGGGTGCGCGTGTGGGATGCTGTGGCGCGATCATCAAGCGGATAAGCGACGCGTAATAGCCTCACGGAACGAAGCCAATCGGGCCATTGATGAATACGAAGCGCGCCATGGCGCAGGCACTTCACCGTGGCCGAAGTTCAAATGACAGTTCATCTCGTTACATTTGCAACGCGAGATATGGGCAAGTCACTAGACTTATGCTACGAGAGCGCCTGGCGTAACGGAGTACCGCGCCATAATCTCCATGACTGGACATTCGAGCGGTTATGCGATCTGCCGCTGATGGAGTTACGGCCTGCGGAGTACTGGACAAACCGCGGCATTGGATTCTGGACATGGAAGCCGTACCTGATTGAGCGGGAGATGCGCAAACTGCAAGACGGCGACATTCTCATATACGCGGACGCTGGAATTGAATTCATCAACAACGTCTCCCACATCATCGAACGAATGGATCGAGACATCTTTTTATTCGGAAACAATTGGGAACATGCTCACTGGTGTAAGAGAGATGTGGTTGAGCACATTTGGCCCTATCGTGATGATGGATGGTGGGGCGAATGGGAAAATGAGAAAGCGTGGTCACGCTTCGGCAAGCAATGCCAAGCCTCGGTAATCTTCTTTCGTGTCTCTGACTACTCGAAACGGTTTGTTGCTGAATGGTTGAAGTGGTGCCTGTTTGAGGGCGGAAGATTGATTGATGACTCACCAAGTAGAGCACCGAACCACGAACAATTCCAGGAAAACAGGCACGATCAGGCAATCTTAACTACGATGGTATACAGGGAAGGGTTACGCCTTCACTACTGGCCTGCGTCGTACAATGACGGAGCGTTCACTTACGAGAAGTTACCGGAATATGCGGGCGACGATTATCCGATCTTGTTTCATCATCATCGCAGACGTAACCATGAATAGGAGAGTGCGGCATGAGCGATAAGAGATACTTCGGTCTATATTGCCCGCAACACGCGATCTGGCTAAGAGACGGCGAAAGTTGCAATGCTCGCATCTTTTACTACGAGGACAAGGATTTGATGGCCGCACATCTAGAGCAGATGCAGGTTGAGGCCGAGCACTTCCCTGCAATCCGATTGCATCTATGGGAAGTGACGGAGATCGGGAAACATCAGCCTGTTAGCACCGAATCGCTACCGCCCGCGAGCCATCTTTGCGTGGTTCCGGTGAATCGCTTTCAGAACTTATAGCGCCCGAATAAATGCTTAGTTTCTTACACAAATACGCAAAGAACTTCTCCTGCTCGCAAAATGGCGAAGAAGGGGCGCTTGCCGAATGCCAAAAGCGCGGCATCGGCATCTTTCATTGCGTAGAAATCGGCGGGCACGATGGACGCTTCTGCTCTAATACGGCCTACGTAATTGAGAGCGACGTCAGGGCCGTGACAGGTTTGTTCGTTGAAGCGGACTACAGTCGCTACCTGCAATGCAAAAGCAACTGGGCGCACAATGCAAACGTCCGATGTCAGTGCTCGCGCGTGGATGGACGTAACGTGAACGCCTTCGTTGATGGCCGATGCGATCTGCTGTCGATCGACACGGATGGGAGCGATTATGCGATCTTCTGTGGTATGAAACCCCGCCCCAAGATCGTCATCGTTGAAATCGACTCCAGCATTGAGCCCCCAAGTGAACGCGTTAACTCGGACGGTGGCGTAGGCTATTGGACCATGACGGTAGCAGCGCTGGAGCGTGGATATTTCGTGCTGTGTCATACTGGAAACCTCATTCTGGTTAAGCAGGAGTACGGCCATCTGTTTCCTGAGTGTGCATTGCATCCGTTACTGGAGTGGGAGTCGTATTTCAATCGAGGGTGGCTGCAATGAGTATAAACGAAAAGAAAATTCTAATTGAGCAGATTGGAGACGACTTTGGTGTTACCGTTCGCTATGAGATAGGCGAATACGGAAAGACCTGTGTTGACTTCTTCGCTGCCGAGGTTATAGCTGCGGCGGATGATGGTTCAAGGTACTACTCGCGTAAAGGTGCGGTATCGTCTACGGATGATACTGACGATTTCAACGAAGCCGAGCG